AATACCAGGACCTCCCATTCCCCTTCAAAGAGCTAGAGTTTCTCATAATCGCTTTTATGACCCACAGTATAAGGTCAAAGAGAACATGCGTTGGTATGTAACCCGCGAGTACGGCGTTTTAAAGCCCCTAGAAGAGCCTATCTTTCTTGAACTGACATTTCACATGCCTATACCTAAATCATGGTCTAAAAAGAAGAAAGCAAAATTCCTGAATCAACCACACGCCGTTAAAGCGGATATTGATAATTTATGCAAGCTACCACTCGATGCGTTTAATGAGTATCTATGGAAAGATGATTCTTTAATCTGGAAATTAAATGCTCAAAAGATATATTCATTAGTTCCCAAAACAATAATAAACATTAAGGACATATCGTGATATTTTTACTCGCAGCATTATCCGCCTTCGCTCTTTCTATAGCCTATATTTTGTTCAAGCACAAATAACTCTTCCTTTTTATTTGCTCATGTTTTAAAACAAAGATTATTAATAACTAAAATAAAGATTTGACAAAGGCTGATAATAGTGAAGTGGAAATTAGAAAATAAGACTTTAGACCAACTAAAAGATCATCCTAAAAATCCAAGAAGACTTTCAAAAAAAGTTTATGCTGAATTAAAAAAAAGTATTGATAAGTTCGGGTTGATTGACAAGCCCATTATTACTCAAGACAACCTTATCATCGGCGGACATCAAAGAATAAAAGTTTTAAAAAAAGATAATGTTAATGAAGTAGAATGCTGGGTCGCTCAAGAAAAGATGTCAGACAAAGATGTCGACGAGCTAAACATTAGATTAAATAAAAATACAGGCGACTGGGATTTTGATGTACTAGCCAACTCATGGGATCCAAAAGACCTACTAGATTGGGGCTTTGACGAAAAAGAGCTTGATATTGACATGCAGGCTATCATGGGCATAAATGAGGACGAAGAGTCAAAGTTGCTAGAACCAACAAAGAACCCAACGACGAAGTTAGGCGACGTTTATCAACTGGGCAATCATCGTCTAATCTGCGGTGACTCCACGATGCCCGAGACGGTTAAAACTCTATTAGATGGAGCTGAACCTATCCTGATGGTAACCGACCCCCCTTATGGTGTTAATTATGACGCTAATTGGAGGTCCGAATCTTTCAAAGATGGTGGCAAAAGAGCCACAGGTACTGTCCAAAACGACGACCAAGTCAATTGGGCTTTAGCGTATTCATTATTTCAAGGGTCAGCAGCATATATTTGGCACTCTTTTAAAATGCCCTTGCAATCGTTAATTGATGCTGAATTTGAATTAGTATCAGAAATTATCTGGGTTAAGCAACACTTTGCAATTGGGAGAGGCGACTACCACTGGCAACACGAGCCGTGTTGGTATGCCGTAAAGAAAGGGCATAAACACAACTGGCAGGGATCGAGAAAAGAGACAACGGTCTGGGAAATATCAAACCTTAATGCTTTTGGAACTAACAAAGAAGATGAGCGCACTGCTCACTCAACTCAAAAGCCCTTAGACTGTATGCGCAAGCCTATTAAAAACAATACAGCTACAGGTGAGGGCGTCTACGACCCGTTTCTTGGCTCTGGGACAACTCTAATAGCATGTGAGGAGCTAGGTCGCTACTGTTATGGCATAGAGTTAGACCCCGCATATTGTGATATGATTGTTGATAGATGGCAAAGATATAGAAAAAATAAAGGATTAGATTCAAAAGTGGTTAAAAATAGTGCAAAAGATAGCTAAAGTTAAAAAGATTCAAAAACAAAACGGCGGCAGAAAACCATTACCCATTAACTGGGATGAAGTTAACAAGTTTTTAATGGCTGGATCAAGTGGCGTTCAAGTAGCCGCTTATATTGGCGTTTCACATGATACTTTATATGATAGATGCAAGAAAGAAAAGGGTGTTGGATTCACCGAATACGCCCTAGAACAGCGCCAAAAGGGAAACTCAATGCTCTTAGGTAAACAATATCAAGTAGCAATGGGTGGCAACACAACAATGCTTATCTGGCTAGGAAAACAAAGACTAGCTCAAAGAGAACCTGAGGTGTATGTTAAGCCACCTGAAAATCAAGCGGCGTTCAATCAGTGGAAAGAAAAGCAAAAGGGTTAGGTCTTATTTAATCTCAATGTTAAATGCTTTTTCTGCCAATGCTCTAATATCAAAGCAAGAGCCCTCGCAATTAATAAATGTTTCCTCTATCTTGTTATAGATATCCTCTTCATAGTCGTTTAAATAGTCCTGAGCGTCGTCCTTGCAAAATAGGTAGTATTCAGTCCCCTCTAAATATATGTAGGCTAATTCGCCTCTTAAAGCGCTGTCCTCAATAAATACTAGTTCAAAGGCCTCGGCCAATCTTTCTAATAATATATCGTTTTGTAATGTGCTCATCTTATTGCTCCTTTTTTAAAACTTTTTTATTTCTAGTTGAATTAGCTCTAAAATTCCTGCTAGTCCTTTTCTTTTACTAAACTCTAGGGGAGTATATTCATCATCTAGTAGCTCTATAAGTTTTTTTTCTGTTTCAGCTAAGAAACCAAAAACAGCTTTTGATACTCTTATTTTTTCAATTTGTAAGTTGTTTTTATAAAAGTCTTTCATTTTATTGCTCCTTATTAAAAGTAAATGCTCTTATATCGTCGCCAAGCTCTAAGCCTTCAATTGAAAACTCTTCTTTAGCTCCAACAGCCTTTAATCTTTCTATTAATTCTGAATCTTTATTTATATCTCTATTTATATAGGCGTGTATTTCTTCTTGTGTGAAATAGTCGCTTGCTATTCTTAGTGATTTTTCAATATCTTTTAAGTATTCTATTTTATTCATCGTTTTTCTCCGTTTTGTTCGTTTGAATATGTTAATATATTAACACACTTCATTAATTAAAGCAAATGTTCTTCCAATTAAAATTATGTTTAGGTAGTCTGTCGTTAAAGAAAGCGGCAATAAGCAACGATATGGGCGAGATAACTGATTTAATCATTAGTATATTAGGCAAGGCTGGCAGGTTTCTAAACGCTAGGGGTAAAAGAGTGTGCTTTTTAATATGGCTTGTTTGTTTATCTTATTGGTCGGTTAGAAACTATTATTTAGGCCTTAAGGTTCAAACAGCAAGCACCGTTATATCTGCAATGTTAAATGTTTATGGGTTTATAAAATGGAAGAAGAAATGATCAAACAAATGGAGCTTGTATAAATGCTAGACCTTAGCCCAAAACAAAAACTATCATTAATGGAGTCAATAATCGTATCAATTAAAATTATATTTAGGCATACTGTAGTCAACTAAATGGGATTCTATGGGCAAGTTTCAAGATTTAACAGGACAACGATTTGGGAGGTGGATGGTCTTGGAAAAGACAGACCTAAGAAATGCAGATAAGCGAATAATGTGGAAGTGCAAATGTGATTGTGGAAATGAAGGAATAAGGCCTGGAAAAGATTTGAAAGATGGGCATTCAAAAAGTTGCGGTTGCTATAGAGACTATCTGGTTAATCATAAAAATCCGAATACACGTCACAATCTTAGATATCATCCTTTGTATAAAAAGTTCATGGATATGAAGGGCAGATGCTATAATCCAAATAATAAAAGGTATAATCTTTATGGTGAAAAGGGTATCCATATTTGTAAAGAGTGGTTAGAAGATGTTAAAATATTTATTGAATGGGGAATAAAAACAGGATGGGGAAAAGACCTAACCATAGACAGAATAGACTCCAATGGAAACTATTGTCCTGAAAACTGCCAATGGCTGTCAAAATCAGAACATAGCGTTAAAACAAATAAAACAAGAAGTGGAAAGGAATATGCTAGACCTAAGTCTTAAACAAAAACACACGCTAATAAACTCTACTGCTAGAATGAATTTTTGGGTAGGCGCTGTAAGGTCTGGAAAGTCCTATGCTAGCTTAATTAGATGGCTAGAATACATCCAAGAAGCTCCACCTGGCAATTTGGTCATGATAGGTAAAACGGCCTCTACCATTAAACACAACCTTGTAGATGAGATTTGTAATTTAATAGGCTCAGACGCCAGATATTTTGTTGGAAAGAATGAGCTAAACTTGTGGGGAAGGCGCATTTATTTGATCGCGGCTGTTGATGAGCGCAGTGAACAACGCATTAGAGGTAGCTCTTTTGCAGGGGCTTACATAGATGAAGCAACGTTAATACCCGAATCTTTTTGGACTATGTTATTGTCTAGGCTGTCAATTCCTGGTGCAAAACTATTTGCAACAACAAACCCTGATACGCCATTTCATTACATCAAAAAAAACTATCTAGACCGTGTTGATAAACTAGATATGAAGATATTTAACTTCTATTTAGACGACAATCCAAGCTTGACGGATGAATTTAAGACAAGTTTGAAGCAAGAGTATCGAGGCTTGTGGTATCGTCGGTATATATTAGGCCAATGGATTCTTGCCGAGGGCACAATATATGACTTCTTTGACGAAGAGATTCACACAATCTTGTATCCTCCAGGGCGTGGGCAGTCATATTACATCGGCATAGATTATGGCACAAAAAATCCATGTGCTTTTGTTTTAGTAGCGCATAATCCAAATCACTACCCTAATATGTGGGTTGAAAAAGAATATTATTATGACTCAGCGAAAGCCAACCGGCAAAAGACCGACACGGAGTACGCCGAGGACTTAACAAAGTTCATGGAGGGCTATCCAATTGATGGCATATATGTAGATCCGAGCGCAGCTAGCTTTAAATTGGAATGCCAACGACAAGGTATCAGAAACATTTACGACGCTGAGAACGAGGTATTAGACGGCATCCGGTTTGTTGCGGGGCTATTGACCAACGGAACTTTAAAGGTTTGCAAGTGTTGCAAGAATTTGATTAGTGAAATGGGGTCATATGTGTGGAATGAAAAGTCTAAAAACTTAGGAAAAGATGTTCCTAATAAGGATCATGATCATTGCTTTGCAGCAGGAACAAGGATTAAAACATTGTCTGGAGATATACCAATTGAGCTTATTGGAAGGGGAGAAAAAGTCTTAACACCTGTGGGCTACAAGCATGTTGAAAAGGTTTTTGTTCATGAAGATGAGGTTTATGAATATGAGATATTGGGTCAAAAGATTAGATGTACAAAAGACCATAAATTCTTTACTTTAAATGGTTGGAAAGAAGCTCAAAACCTGCTAAACTCCGATATGTTTTTAATCAACCTTATGAGCTGTGTATGTCTGAAAAAATCATCCTTTTTCAAGGAGTCAAATATAGGAGGTACTTATCCTCCAAAAATCCTTCCGACAGAAAATATTTTAGAGCACATAAATCAAATTGCATTAAAGGAAGAGGGCTTCTCCATAGAGACGTTTGGAAGTTCTATAATGGAGAAATACCCAATGGAATGCATATTCATCACGCAGATTTCGATCCCGGAAACAATGACATTGGTAACCTTGAATGCCTCACAGTTTCTGAACACGTGTCCAAACATATTAAAATGCTTACAAAAGAACAAAAGCAAGTTAGAGTCGAGCATTGCGCTAGGATTAGACCTCTTACAAAAAAATGGCATGCGTCAAAGAAAGGAGAGCTTTGGCATAAAGCACATGGGGTTGAGTCCTTTAAAAACAGAAAGCCCAAAAATCATGAATGCAAGATGTGTGGAAAAGAATTTGAATCTAAAAAATATCACGATACCAAATTTTGTTCTAATAACTGTAAATCCAGCTGGAGAAGAAAAAGTAAAATTGATGATGAGACTAGAACATGCCCAGTGTGTAATAAGGAATTTAGAACAAATAAATACACAAAGATTGAGTGTTGCTCCAGAAAATGCGCAAAAGAAAAAAGGTTCGAGGGCTTTAAATACAAAACAAAAGAATGCCTCTATTGCAAAAAAATCTTTAGAACCTATGGACATACAAAGGCAAAGTATTGTTCAAGATCATGTGCCATGTTTGTACGTGGGCAAACAAAGCGTCTACAATCTTCATGTTAAGGATTTTCACGGGTATTTTGTGCATAACATACTGACACTCAATTGCCAAGATAGTTTGAGATATATCCTATTCACAAAATTTGGAAAAAACCTTGGGAATCAGAACCGCATGACCAAAGAAAGACTTGACGATTTGAAAAGAAAAGTTCAATATGAAGGGTATTAGGTTAACATTTTGCAGGAAGGCCACTATTATTAATTTAAATATTTTGAAAAATTTATAAATTAACGGCCTTCTTGCTTTTAAAAGGAGAAACAACATGTTATTTTCAAAAGGAAGTTTGCAGGTGCTAA